TTTCTACTCAACCGCTGAGCCAAGAACAAAGTATTTTTTTTAAAACTGTTAATCAAAACTATGGCAGGGTAATTAATAAAGATGCATGATATAGTTTTTATAAGTTATGGAGAACCAAACGCAGATCAAAATTATAATGATCTTTTCAAAAGATTTAACGTAAAAGGAGTTTTTGGAGATAGAGTCAAAAGGATAGACGGAGTAAAAGGAATACACCAAGCACATATTGAAGCGGCAAAAAAGGCAAGCACTCGATATTTTTATGTAGTAGACGGTGACGCTGTCATTACAAAAGAATTTAATTTTGATTACTTTGTTACTTCACAAAATGAAAATATTGTTCATGTTTATAAAAGCATGAATCCTGTAAATAATCTAACTTATGGTTATGGTGGAGTGAAATTACTACCAAGAAAATTAACTAAGAATATGAATGTAAACAGTTTTGATATGACAACCAGCATTTCAGATAATTTTATTGTGTTTGACAAAGTAAGTAATGTAACAGCTTTTGATACTGACTCATTCAACACATGGAAAAGTGCTTTTAGAGAATGTGCTAAATTAAGTAGTAAAGTGATAGATAGACAACAAGAAGGAGAAACAAATGAAAGACTTAAAATATGGACCACTACAGCTAATGGAAGATTTCGTGAAGATGCGATTCGAGGTGCTAATGCTGGTATGGAGTTTGGCTTTTCTAGGGGGTCTGATCTTCGGTTGATAAATGATTTTGATTGGTTAAAATCTAAGTTCGATGATTGCCAATAACAGTATATCTTTCATATCCGTTTGACATTTTATAAGTGTCAGCAAACCATATCTTAGTAAGTCCAGTCTTTTTTATAAATTCATCTAAATTATTTGAACAATTAATATGTTGATCTTTTACATGAAACATATTATTACTTTGTAAAGCAAATACACAGTTAGGCGTGTAATCTTTATTTGCTATTAAATCAGGCAGATCTGCCATGTGTTCACTTGATGTATTAATTACCAATCTTACGTCTTTGTCTTTATAGTATGATGTTTCTATTTTATCTTTAACATCTCTATGTTTGAAAAAAACTTTGTGTTCAAGTTCTAATGCCTGTGTATATTTCCTGGATAAATCTAATGCTTTTTCGTCCATGTCAATATTTGTAATGTGTTCTATGTTTAAAAACTTGGTCAATAAAAGATTAATTAAAGGATAGCCATACCAGCCACCGTACAAATGTATTTTTAAATCATTGAATTTTTTCATTTCATCTAAAGGAATACAATCAACAAGATGTATTTTTGATTCCATTTGATCAGGACCTACGCTATAAAGTATGTCTTTTATTTCATGACCATGTTGTATAGCTTCCCACCATACTTTCCAATAATTTTTATTAATTACTTCCATATCAAATAATCTCCTAACACTAATAAATCTAATCCGCTATTGTTAAAAGTTTTCAAAGCGTCTTGTGGAGTTTCTACAATAGGTTCCTGGCAGTTGAAACTGGTATTTAATAACATTGGTATTCCAGTGTGTTTATAGAAAGCATTAATCAAATCATAATATCTTTCATTGAATTGTCTATTAACAGTTTGTATTCTAGCAGTTCCGTCTACATGAGTTATACCTGGTACTGTATCTACCTTTACAGGCATAATTCTTGACATATATGGGCTAGGTTGGTTAGTATCAAAAAAATCTTGATAGTGTTCTTCTAACACACTAGGCGCAAATGGTCTAAAATCTTCACGTTTTTTAATTCTATTGTTTATGATATCTTTTATATTTGGATTTCTTGGATCAGCAAGAATGCTTCTATTGCCTAATGCCCTATTTCCGCTTTCTGATTTTCCTTGATACCATCCTACTATTTTTCCATTTGCTATTTCTTCTGCTACTTTTGTGATTAATTTTTCAAAAGGCCATTTTTCAAAATTCATTCCTGTGAATAAATCTGCATCTATTTTTTGTTCTTTGCCAGCAAATACGCTTGGCTTGTGTATATTATCATTTAAATAATAATCGGCGTGCATATATGTACCTAATGCTTGTCCTTCATCTCCCACAGCGGGAGGAACGTGTACATTTTTGTAATGTTTTGTTAATTCTTCATTCATGTAACCATTGTATGCTACTCCTCCTGCTACACAAATGTTGTCGCAAGTTTTAAGTGGATACACATAATTTTTTATAAGTTCAATAGTTTTAAATTGTAATGTATATGCTATATCTTCCCTTTTGTTATTTTTAATTACTTCAGGAGCAAAGCTGGGTAGCGTGTGATTAGGGTTCATTAAATAAGTTTCTATCATAGCATCAGTTTGATAATTGTATTTTCCATATCCAGCTAATCCCATTACTTTGCCTGCGTCAAGATATCTAAATCCTATATCTTGTGCTAATCTATTCCACAGTCCTCCAATTGGGATCTTCTTAGAGAGATCTTTAATTATACCATCTTTACCAATAAAAATACAATTAAACTGCCAACCTCTTCCATCTATAGCTAATATGTCAGATTCTGTGAAGCCACTAGTAAGAAAGGCATAGGTAGCATGTGATTGATGATGATCAATGTAATACACACATCCTCTATGAAACGGTTCCCATAAACTTTTTGGTTTAAATTTTAAAAAATCATTATTATAAAAATTTTCGTTGATCAAATCTATAACAAACTCTTGTCCTAAATTTGACACAGTAAATGCAAATATATTATTTTCATCTCTACTTTTATATTTGTCTAACACAAATTCATTAAAGAATTTTTTACTAGGATTAGGGTCATGTGACCATTCATAATTAAGATTATGCTTTATTCTATTATGACGTTCAATTTGGTTATGGAAAGTACCGTCATATGTGTTATGGTCATGAATATTTAATGCTACTGAGTAGATGTTCATACTGTTGTTTTTTCCAATGCTAGTTTTTCTAAAATTTCTAACCTCCTAGCTTCTGGTCTAGGAGGAATAATATCCATACAAGTTGTACAATATTTTTCAAAGTCAAATAATTTGTATTCCATCATTTTTTGTATATTCTCTACAGTTATATCAAATTCTCTAGAACCGTTGATTGCTTTTCTGCTACAATGTCTAATCTTTTGTATTTCAAAATCAAATACAGGAACCTGTGGAAACTTGGCACATATTCTACGCTCTATTTCTGGTGCTTGTATTATATCATGGTCACTATGAAAATCTGGTGATCTAGAATTGTATTCTTTAAATTCAGTGTTTTCGTGATCTATCTCTGTAAGATCAAACCTATCTCTGTATTTAAAATAGCCAGGCGTTTCTATTATTAAGTTATAATTATTTTTGTCATTTAAAGGTAAGAAAGGCCAATTGCCTAATTTTTCAATTCTATCTTCATAAAAATCTAAAACTAAATGTTCGATGTATATTATTTCAGGATCTTCAAGAATATGAGGATAAAACTTTCTTACCAAACTATTTGATAAGACTTGTGGAATTAAGTTATCATGCTTTTTTATTTCTGCTATGATTTCATCTAAATTTTTTATCAATCCAGGTTCACCTCCTAGTAAACATATCCTTGTCTTGTAGGGTGATAATCCTTTCAATATGGTTCGCACTAAATCCATGTCAGTGTGTAGATATCTCATTTCAAGTGTCCAAGCAGTACAGTAGTGGCAGGACTTATTACAGGATTTTGATAGATAAAAATCCACTGTTCTGTATTCTGAACCTTTTAATTCTTTTAATGATATTGGTTTTCTCATATACAACTCTAGCTTCAATATTTATTTTCCGTAAAATTTAATCTGTTAAAGCCTGGCAGGTAAATATAAGCATGGACAGATTAGTCGCATTTGGTTGTAGTAATACTTACGGAGAAGGACTTCCTGATTGCTGGGTTGATAAAAATGGAGATCCAAGTCGTACCAAGGACGGATACCATGGCCCAAAACCTAGTAAACTTGCTTGGCCAAGATTAATTGCTAATAACATGAAGCGTAAATGTGTAAATTTTGCTGTGCCTGGCGCTTCTAATAAACACATTCTAGATATAATCCTACACACCAAATTTGTAAAAGGTGATATTGTTGTTATTATGTGGAGTTATTTTGATAGGTATTGTATATTTTTAGACAAAGATCGCAAGGACTGGATGGGCGGAAATATAAAAAGATTTTTGCCTACGGATTTACAAAAAATAGGAACAAAGAAAAAGCCACCACCTGGATCAGTATTAGAAGATAGTCTATTGTATTATGAAAGATTTCATACCGAAATAGATACTGTGTATGATTCACTTATGAGAATGAATATGGCAAAATATCATTTGGATAATATAGGAATCAAAAATTATCATGTTACCTGTGAACACTATTACAAAGATTTTTACTATCCTTGGAATAAAGTCAATGTACATGTTGTGAAGTCTAAATCTTTTTTTATTGACAGGGCTAGAGATGACTTACATCCAGGACGTGGTTCACACATGGTAGCCGCAATAGATATTCAAGACTTTATGCGGAAAAATTAGTTTTTACTGTATCGATAATCTTATTAATTTCTTCTTCCTTTAACCAAGCATGTATAGGAAGTGATACTATTGTATCTGCCACTAGTTTAGCATTTTTACAATCATCTTTTCTGTATTTTAAATGTTCATACATTGAATTTTCGGATAGTGGCCGTTCGTAATGTATTGACAAACCTAAAGCATTTTTAACTTTTTTTCTAATATCTTTGTTTTCAAATCTTACTGTGTACTTGTGGAAATTATGATCTAGTATAGGACTAGGCTTCTGTGTAATCACGGGAAGGTCTTTAAATGCTTCGTTGTATTTTTGTGCTATTTCCTGCCTTGTTTTTTGTGTTTCAACAATATTTTTCATTCTTTGTTTTATTATCATCGAATTTAAAACATACATTCTAGAATTGTAACCTATCATTTCAAAGTCTTTATCTTTACCGTGTCGTCTTAATTTCTTTACTATGTTAGCAATATCTTCATTGTCGGTCATAAAAACACCACCGCCATTTATACCTGCTATTACTTTGTTTGTATTGAAACTGAAAGAACTACAATGTCCAATGCTTCCTGCTTTTACTTTATTATAACTTGAACCAAGAGACTGTGCGGCATCTTCAATAAAAAATATTTTATTTTCTTTACAAAATTCTATTATTTCTGTTACATCGACCATGTTTCCAAACAGGTGTGTATATATTATTGCTTTTGTCCTTGGACTTACCATACGCTTGATGCTATCTAAACTTATATGATATGAATCTAAATCTATGTCACAAAAGACAGGTGTTGCTCCGGTCATGCTTATACAAGATGAACTAGATATCCAGCTGAAGTCAGTAACTAATACTTCTGCTCCAGTACCTATACCGTGACTCATTAAAGAAAATCCTAAGGCATCAGTAGCACAAGCAACACTGACAACATGTTTTCTACCTACGTATTCTGCTATTTGTTTTTCAAAGTCTTCAGCGTTTTCATAATTAAGTTGTTTCATAAAAATATCAAATATTTCTATGTAAGCATCTTTGTTTTCAGCATATTCCCTATCCCAACCGTCATATGATATCATTTAGTCACTCCTTGTTTGTGAAGTTCTTGTATAGCCCTTATTATTGGTTTGACATCTGGCTCAGTTAATCCTCTTTCCCAATACACACTTCCTCCATCTTTTATTGTTTTATCTCTTTGATAAATTATTTCCTTTCCAAAATATCTACATTCTTGAAATATTCTTGGAGCAGGATCAAATGTATCTTTAGTATATACATAAGTTTCAAACATACCCATTAAGTTCTTGACAGGAGCAAATATATTATTATTATTTGGATCTATATAATCCTCATTGTAAGTAATTATACCATGGTCTGGATAATCCTTTATTATTGATTGCACTGTAGAGTAATATAAATTATTTGTGCCTAAAAATAAATGATTAAATTGTACATCATTTTTTAAATCTTTATAAATGCTAAAGTTGATGTGTTTTTCAAAATGAAAATCTGTTGGTCCGTCAGGATATACATCTGTGTCACATAGATCAATTATTCGTCTTGGATTGAAAAATGATAATGCTTGATGATATCGTGTAGGATGATTTTCTGAATATACAGCAATCAAGTCACCTTTGAATACTTTTTTTAATGTGTGTTGCTGTTGTTCATTATAGTCTTTAAAATCTTGATAGCCCAAAGTCATCATACTTCTTCCAAGTATCAAAGTTTTATCATTTTCGTCTGGATCAAAATCATTGAAAATAATATCATCACAATGAATGTACTTTTCTGTAATACTATCTACGTAGTCTTGTTCTTTAAACTTTCTATGACTAATTACAATTAATTTTACAGTCATGCCTATACTTTTAAGTATAGACATATATTCATAACTATAGTAAAACAAACCATCACATGGTTTGCTAGTGACTACAATATTGATCATTTAATTTCTATTACCTTTATTTTGCGTATTTTTTGTGTGTTAATTTTTATATCACTTGTAAGAGGTATTTGATGTAAATTGCCATAAGGGTCAACTGCTTCTGGATTATTTTTTATATCAACGATTTTTATTTTTCTTACAGATTTGCCGGTCACCAAATGAGTGTCTACCCAATTAGGATCTTTTTCTGTCAGTGTAGTAAGTGTATCGCCATTACCAGCACCGATTGCTAATTCTGTTTCGTCAGTTTGCCATCTTTCTTTATCTTCCTGTGGGTAACCTATACCTATGCCATAAGCAATTTTCTTTTTACCTGCTTTAACGTCATCTAAAATTCCTAATTTATTTTCCCAAAACATATCACCATTTATATCACCGTGGCTTTTATTACAGCCTGTCACCATATCTAATTTATGTGCCGCATGCATTACTAGGCCCATTGCTATTCCAATGCTTAC